TACATAGTGGTGGATCCATTCCTGCTGTTATGCTCTCTAAAATGTTAGGTATTAAATCATATAGTCTCGATGTTAGACTTCGCGACAACGACGAAGATCCAGAAACTAATGCTTGGATGAGTGAAGATGCTTTTAATGGTATAAAGATTCTAGTTGTAGACGATATCAACGACAGTGGTGCTACTATTAATTGGATTAAAAAAGATTGGAAAGATAGTTCTTTGCCTTATGATATTAAATGGGATACTATATTTGGAGATAATGTAAAATTTGCTACAATGATTAATAATCTATCTAGTAATTCGACTGTAGATTATTACTCAACTGAGATTAATAAAGCAGAAAAAGACGAATGGATTGTTTTTCCTTGGGAAGATTTTTGGAGTAGATAATGGATAAGATAGCATATTTTCTTTCAATCTTAGCAGGTATAATGTTAATTGTACTAACTGTAACTCATATGTCTCAAGCCAAAAAGTTTCTTGTTGATATTGAAACAGAATTAACAACTATTAACAAATCTTTAAAACATTTGAATAGAGATTTTAGTAATTTTCCTCCCAACTTATCTGATCTAGAAAAAAGATAATATTGACATTTACGTTTAGAAAGCGTATATTAATATTATGAAAATCAAAATATCAGAAATCTTTTACAGTCTGCAAGGCGAAGGACAGTATATAGGTGTTCCTAGTATCTTTTTAAGAACATTTGGATGTAATTTTACCTGCGGCGGATTTGGAATGCCACGAGGAAAAGTTTCTACTGAAAGAGATGAGATTGCTAAAAAATCTCTCGAATATATTGATTATAAAAATTTGCCATTAGTTAGCACAGGTTGTGACAGTTATGCTTCTTGGGATCCTAGATTTAAACATCTATCACCTTTTATGGAAGTCGTAGATATTGTTGATCGTTTTCAAAAACTACTTCCAGATAGAAAGTTTGGAGAAAAACATTTAATTATTACAGGAGGCGAACCTTTATTAGGTTGGCAACGTTCTTATCCAGAATTAATTGCTGAGATTTATAATCGAGAAATGAATCTAAAATATTTGACTTTTGAAACTAATGGAACTCAACCATTAGAAGAAAATTTTAAAAAATTCTTAATCGAGTTAGTTGAAACATTTGGAATAGAAATTACATTTTCAATTAGTTCCAAACTTCCATGTAGTGGTGAAAAGTTTGATGATGCTATTAAACCAGAAGTTGTAAAAGATTATCTTACTATTCCAAACAGAAGTTATTTCAAATTTGTCATTGCTAATGAACAGGATGCATTAGATGCTCAAGCAGCATTAGGAGAATATAAGAAAGCAGGAATTGATATTCCAGTTTACTTAATGCCAATCGGTGGTACTAATTCAGTATACGAAATGAATGAAAGACAAGTTGCAGATTATGCTAGGGATATTGGATATAGGTTTAGTCCACGTATTCAAGTTCCACTATATAAAAATGAATGGGGGACCTAATGGGACTTTGGAATTGGATTTTACACGGTGCGTTTGAACCAAAAAAAGAAGAACAAGCAGTTGAGCAACCAAAAGTTAAAAAACCAAAATTAACAGAAAAAGAACGTGCTACAAAAAACAAAGAACCATTTGTACAAGTTCTAGAAACTCATGTTGATCCAAATAATCCAGCAAATGGATACTTTGAATTAGATTGGAACAGTTACTTCATTGACGATTTACGAAAAGCAGGTTATACTGGTAAAACTGAAGAGGAGATAATTGATCAATGGTTCAAACAATTATGCCAGAACATACTAGCAGAAGAACAAATGAACAAGGTAGTCCGAATCACATGAACTATATAATTGTAGATACTGCTAACACATTTTTTCGAGCCCGACATGTTGTTCGCGGAGATGCTGATATTAAAATAGGAATGGCACTACATGTTACATTGGCAAGTATTAAAAAAGCATGGCAAGACTTTAACGGCAATCATGTCGTCTTTTGCTTGGAGGGTCGTTCTTGGCGCAAGGACTATTATCCACCTTATAAGCGTAATAGGACAGAGGCTCGCGCCGCTCTAACTGAAAAGGAGGCGGAAGAGGATAAACTTTTCTGGGAAACATTTGATAAGTTTAAAGAATTTATTATCGAAAAAACTAATTGTACTGTACTTCAAAACGATCAACTTGAGGCTGATGACCTTATTGCAGGATGGATTGAATCTCATCCTAATGACAATCACATTATTATCTCTACTGATTCCGATTTTGTCCAGCTTATTGCTCCAAATGTTAAACAATATCACGGAATTAACGAACACATCATTACAAATGAAGGAACCTTTACTCTTAAAGGAAAACCGGTTATTGATAATAAAACTAAACAACCCAAAGGAGCAATTGATCCAGAATGGCTTCTTTTTGAAAAGTGTATGCGTGGTGACCCGACTGATAATGTCTTTTCAGCCTATCCAAAGGTGCGTAAGAATAAACTTCAAGAAGCTTATGAAGATCGTAGAAATAAAGGTTTTGCATGGAATAATCTTATGTTACAGCGTTGGGTTGATCACGAAGGCGCTGAACATCGTGTACTCGATGATTATGAACGCAATCGCAGACTTATTGATCTTAAATCTCAACCGGATGAAATTAAACAAATCATCCAAGATGTTGTTAGAACAAATAGTATTCCTAAGAATGTTGAACAAGTAGGAATAAGATTAATGAAATTCTGCGGATTATTTGATCTTGTTAAAATTTCAGAACAAGCACAACAATATGTTGAACCCTTAAATGCAAAATATCCGGAGTAATAAAATGGAAATGAAAGCAAAGCCAGTTATTGATGGTAAGTTTTGGATTATCGAGAGTGGAGTTAATCGTGTTGGAACTTTACAAAGAGACGAATCGAATAAGTTTATACTTGTTTCGAATAAACAAAAAGCGGTTTTTAAAGATGTTAAAACTTTGGAAAAGCAATTTGGAAAAAACTTTTTTGTTACAGCAAAGACAGAAAAGTCTTCTAAAGACGCAAATGAAATTTACGGATATCCAACAAATTGCGACCCACATAATCCGATGTATGATATCAAACGTAAATTACCTTTGTTCACCAAGAGCGATGCCAGCAAGAGCGTTTATTGTGCTGGTTATTATGCTATACGTTTTGACAAAGGTTGGGTAAGAAGTTTTTGTCCAAAATTAATTACTATACAAAGATACAATCATAAAGGTCCCTTTAAAACAGAACTAGAATTAAAACAGGTTTTAAGTAATGTCAACAGATAAGATATCAATAGCAATATTAGAAGATTTCATTAAAAAAGTTCGTCTTGCCTCTAAAGGTGGACAAAAAGAGATAAAAATACCTGTTTCCGAAGCAGAGAATATTGTACATAATCTCAGTCTATTAACTCTAAGAATTTTAGATAGATCTCAAAAAATAGAACCAAAAGAAGAGGTTATAAGCATTGTTATGGATGGCGGGGGATTCGAAGAAAAGCGATAAATATTGTCATACTTATTAAGGAAGTATGATCATGAGTCGTCCAAAGCCAACGGTAATATTAGAATATACTAATAAGAAGAATTATAAAGTAGAACAGATTCTAGACGCTGAGGCAATCTGGGCAGTATTCTATAAAAATCAACCTTTTAATTTGAAAAGCAGTTCACTTGTATCAAACTATCCAGGTCCAAAGTATAAAAAAACTTCATTCTCAAATCCAGGACACGCTCACAATTTGGCTAAAAAGTTAAATACCATGTTCAAGTGTGAGGATTTTACGGTTGTTAAACTCACACAAGGTGAGACCGTAATATGCGAGGATTAAAAGAAGTATATACTAAAATATTTCTATCACAAACTGGATTACCATCAGATCCGGATTCTGTCCACAAATACATTTTTAAATGGTGGAAGAATCCTCGAGAAAAATTAAACTCTGGCCTTACCTTAACTGAAGAAGGATTTGAATTTCTCGTAACTAAACTTGGACTTAAATGCTATAGAGTTCCATTTCCAAAAGATTTTGAATTTACTGTACAAGTTGTACTTTGGTTAGACAAGTTTTTAGATTGTCCAAATTATTATAACAAAAAAGAAATATACGTATTTAAAGAAAAGAAAGCCGCGGAACTTCTTCTATTCTCTGGTGACGTCCGAAAATACGGACTAGCTAAAGCAATGGCTCGTCAACGTGAATTGGAACGTTGACAGATAGATAAGTGTTGACGCACAGTCTATAGGTGTTATAGTAGCAATATAGACGGAAACAAAGGAGCCAACACAATGTCCGATCTTAGCGTTCGCACCGTAAGCATTAATGGAGCCAAAGCGGCTCTCCGACACGCATTTTCTAAGCGTCGTCCAATTTTCATCTGGGGCCCCCCAGGCATTGGTAAATCCGATGCTATTCATCAGTTAGGTACTGAACTTGAATCTCATGTTATCGACGTTCGACTTTCACTTTGGGAACCCACTGATATTAAAGGTATTCCATATTATAATTCTAATGACAATACAATGTCGTGGGCACCTCCGGTAGAATTACCTACTGAGGAATTTGCTAAACAATTCAAAAACATTATCTTATTCTTAGACGAGATGAATTCGGCTCCGCCCGCGGTGCAGGCTGCGGCTTACCAACTAATTCTTAACCGTCGAGTTGGTACTTACAAGTTGCCTGATAATGTGCTCGTCGTTGCCGCTGGTAACCGCGAGGCAGATAAAGGTGTTACGTATCGTATGCCTGCACCGCTGAGCAATCGTTTTGTTCACTTAGAACTGCGAGTTGACTTTGAAGATTGGTTAAACTGGGCTGTTGATAACAAGATACATAAAGACGTTGTTGGTTACCTGTCATTTGCTAAACAGGACTTGTATGACTTTGATCCAAAGACTGCAAGCCGTTCGTTTGCTACACCGCGTTCTTGGCAGTTCGTTAGCGAATTGTTAGACGATGACATCAACGATTCTACTACAGCAGATCTTGTATCAGGTGCTGTCGGTGAAGGTACGGCTGTTAAATTTATGGCACACCGCAAGGTTGCTGGACGTATGCCTAATCCAACTGACATTTTACATGGCAAGGTTAAAGAACTTAAAGTTAAAGAGATCTCCGCTATGTATTCGTTAACAGTATCTTTGTGCTACGAACTCAAAGATATTGCTCAGAAGAAAGACAAGAAGTTTGATGATTTTGCTGATAACTTCTTCCGCTTTATGATGGATAATTTTGAGACTGAACTTGTAGTTATGGGTGCTAAAATTGCTCTTACTAACTATGACTTGCCTCTAGATCCAAGCAAGATGAAGAACTTTGACGAGTTCCACGATCGCTTTGGCAAGTATGTTATCGCTGCGAACCAGTGATGTTGGCAAGTGCCGTAGGAGGTTGAAAAAATCTCCTACGGTGCTATATACATTTACATATTAGGAGAGTTCCATGCTCACATATAAAGCACCTGTTGAAGAATCGTTATTTCTTATAAAAGATGTTCTTAAAGTTGATAATGATTTGTTAGAGCCTATTATTCAAGAAGCCGCTAAACTCGCTGAAGAAGTTATTGCTCCTACAAATCAAGAAGGTGACAACGTAGGTTGTTTTTGGACTAATGGTCCTGGATTAGAATATCCAGAAGTTGTAACTAC